TGATATATTAGTAGGACAATACCTACAGTTTTTCACACTCATAATGGCTGCAAGTATAGCCTTTGTGTATACTTGTGGCTACACATTCGGTCTCTTTGTTCATTCACTTAACGACAAATGTACGCTGTCATTTACCAAGATGAAGTCATTGAATACTACAGTGACGAGACTGCTGCTTACAATGAAGCAATCAATCAACTTGATCACGGCATAACTAGCCCAGTCTATGTTGTAGAAGTCCTGAAACGTTTCGAGTAATGTACACAACTTACAAAGGTCTTCGTGAGTACGAGATCACACTTCGTTCAGGTGTTTGGTATTTACTAGCACCCGACTCTGAGCAAGCCGCATGGAATGCTCTAGAGTTGTCCCGTGAACGCAATGATCAACTGTTAAATGTGAGGCAAACTGATGAGTGGTAAGAAGTACTTTGACAACAACTGGCAAGAATACAAGGACGCACCCGATGAGATGTTCGAGCAGCATACTTATGAGGAGATCATGTCTTGGAAGGTAGCAGGTTGGGAGCTGCCGTCGTCTGTTGTTTGTATCATCCGTGTTACTGACCCTGAGACACGTAAGGTAAGCGAGCATGTGTATCGGCAACGTGCAGCTGCTCAACGTAAGGTCAGCGAGCTTATGGATAGCGCAGACAAAGAGTTTGTTGTCTGTGATCACGAGTCTATTCACCTTTTGATTCCACCTACCGGAGATTCTGAATGAGCATCATTACCATTGAACAGTTCAACGAGGAGTTCAGTGAGCAGTATCCTGAGCTTGCTGATTGCGTATGCCTTGATGAGGTAGAGTTTCCTATCAATGTGGAGGATAACTAATGCCTACACCTGCTCAGATTGATGAACAGGTGCAGCTTGAGCGTGACCAAATACGTCAAGGACTCAAGCGATTAAGGGATAACACGGACGCACTACAGCAAAAGAGTTATGCATCGGCTAGTGTGTATGGCATTGCGTCTATTGACATTCTCCTCCCTATTCTTGTAAAGAGATTGGAGGATACAAACAAACGTATCCATGAGGGTAAGAATGGTGTTGCATTTAAAGATATAGCTCAATACATCAGTCAGCTTGAACCTTTAGCTGCTGCTGCTATTGCACTCAAACTTACCTTCGATAAAGTATTCAGTTACAAAGAAGGCAGTGATCAGGTGCAATCAGTGTGTGATGGTATCGGTTCAGCTGTTGAAGCTGAGTGTCAGATGCGTTACTATGAGCGATGCGCACCTGGTCTATTGGAGACACTAAAGAAGAACTACTGGCACAAGTCATGTGGTACTGAACAACGACTCACAGTGATTCAAACATTGATGAATCGTAGTGACATTCAACAGTGGCAACCATGGGGCAGGGCTAATCGTATTAGGTTAGGTTCATGGCTTCTCGATTGCATCATTGAGGTGTCTAATTGGTTTACAAGGGAGACACGTCAAGATGGGCGTAAACGTGTCAACTATGTAGTACCTACACCTGAGTTCATCTCGATTAAAGATCAGGTGATGAAGGATGCTGAGCTGTTTGCTCCTCTTGCTTGGCCAATGTTAATTGAGCCTAATGATTGGACAAACGCAAGAGCCGGTGGTTACATCCTCAATGAGGTTATGCGTGGTCACGATCTGGTGCGCAGGGGCGATCCCTTATGTATACAGGGAGAAACACCAATCAACTTTCTGAACAAGATTCAGAAGGTTGCCTTCACTCTTAATCCATTCATTGTGGAGGTAGCGGAAGAACTAGATAGATTGGAACGAGCTGTTGGTAAGTTTCTCCCTATTGTGAACCATGAGTTACCACCAAAGCCAGTAGATATTGCAGAGAACAAAGAGTCTCGCAAAGCATATCGAAGAGCAGCGGCGGAGACTATGAATCTGAATGCACAAGAGTTTAAGAAATCTTGTCGTACTCGGATGACAATGGAGGCAGTGAAAAGGTTCAAGGACGTACCTAAGTTCTTTATTCCTTGGTCGTTTGATTATAGAGGAAGAGCTTATCCTATTCCTGCCTTTCTTACTCCTCAAGATACAGACTTTGGAAAAAGTCTTTTAGTATTTGCTGATGGGTCTTATGTAACTCCTGAAGCTGAAGACTGGTTAGCCTTTCAAGTAGCTACTACATTTGGTCTTGATAAAGCACCGATGGCTGAGCGATTAGAATGGGCAAAGAATAACCATGAATTGTTCACACTCATAGCAACAGATCCCGTTGTTAACTTACCTTTATGGGAGAATGTTGAAGAGCCTTGGCAATTCCTAGCTGCTGCGGAGGAGTATTATTCTACGATTATCAATCCTACTAGGCAGTTTACTAGGCTTATGGTGGCAACTGATGCTACCTGTTCAGGACTACAAATCCTCGCAGGATTGGCTAGAGATAAGTCCACAGCACGTCTGGTAAATGTTCTACCTGGTGATAAGCCACAGGATGCATACAAGGTAGTTGCTGAAGAAGCTACTCCTCATTGTCCTGAGTCTATCCAACCTTACATGGATAGAAAAACTGTCAAAAGGGTCGTTATGACCGTGCCTTACAATGCTAAACCTTTCTCTAATCGTGGGTACATCAGAGACGCACTAGCTGAAAAAGGTGTAGAGATTAGTAAGGATGATCTGACTAAAACAGTCAAAGCTGTACGCAATGCCATGGATGTTGTCGTACCTGGTCCTATGGCTGTAATGAGTTGGATTGAGCAAGAAGTTGCTAATGCAATCAAAGCTGGCAAGGAATTCCTTGAATGGGCAACACCATCTGGGTTTGTTGTTCATCAAAAGCTCAACAAGAAGCTTGTAGTATCTCTTGATCTACAGCTGTTAGGTAGGTGTCAGATCAGGGTTGCAGTTGATGATTCTGATGAGGTTGATCTCAACCATCACAAGAACGCAACAGCACCTAACCTCATTCACAGTCTTGATGCTAGCCTGCTACACTTGAGTGTCTTACGCTTTGACGCACCCATTGCTCTTATCCACGATTCTGTGCTTTGTCGTGCAACGGACATGTCTACCTTGTCCTCCATTGTACGAGAAACCTACATGCACTTGTTTGCAGAGCATGACTACCTGCGGGACTTCGCATCACACATAGGTGCGGAGACCGAACCACCGATAGTTGGAGACCTTGAACCGGAATCCGTTATCGAATCAACCTACTTTTTCTGTTAATGGCACAATCCATCCACGTTACCCAACAGCCTGTTGTCCTTGAAGGTTATCAGGCTGTACTGAAGCCAAGTAAGTTTGGCTACTCCTTATCTGCTATTGTCGATAAGGCTCTTGTTGAGAAGCTTGAAGAAGATCGTGAAGACTCTATCAAGTGGGCGCAATCTAAACTGAAGAATCCTAAGCGTGCTACACTGAAGCCTGAACCTTGGGAAGAGGTGTCTGATGGTCAATACAAAGTTAAGTTCAGCTGGAATGAAGAGACAAAGCCGCCCGTGGTGGATACTGAAGGGACAGTTATCTCTGATGAGAACACACCCATCTACAGCGGGAGTCGTGTTAAGCTTGCCTTCAGGCAGAAGCCTTACATCCTCCGTGATGGTGTCACCTACGGTACAAGTCTTAAGCTTGTCGGTATCCAGGTGGTCTCTGTTGGCTCCTCTGCAGGTGTTGACACAGGCGACCTTGATGAAACTGAAGTGGCAGCTCTCTTTGGTCAAACAAAGGGTTTCAAAGCGTCTGAGCCTAACGTAACGCTCAATGACGCAGCTAGTGACGACGACGATTTCTGATGAAGTTCCGCTCCGGTCTTGAGGAGAAGGTGTCTAACCTTCTTCTTGAGCTGGGAGTTGAATACGAATACGAATCTAAAAAAGTTCCTTACGTACTTGAATGCAACTACACACCCGACTTTCTTTTACCGAATGGTGTCTTTCTAGAGACCAAGGGTCACCTCAGCGAGGAAGACCGAAGGAAGATGAAAGCAGTGAAGAAAGCAAATCCCGAATTAGATATTCGGTTCGTCTTTCAAACTCCCTTTAACAAGATCTACAAAGGATCTAAAACTACTTACGCCAAGTGGGCTGAGAAACACGGCTTTCCTTGGTGTGCATTCCACTCGATTCCACTTGAATGGCTTACCTAGAATACGGCACAGCTGACTTTTACGCTGAACAGTTTAGTGACTTTCTAGCAGATGTAGATGCAGAGAACCCTGCTACAGCTGACGCATTGATTGAAGGGTTCTACCGAGCAATTGATTCATGGTTTGATTATCACGATGCACAAGCACGAACCTACGCAGACATCCGAAAGCGAGTTCGTGCGGCACTTGCCGTGTGATACGTGTGGCTCATCAGATGCAAACTCATTGTATTCTGATGGGCACACTTTTTGCTTTGCTTGCAATAGCTACGGTCACACCGAAGAAGTTGTTCACACTCATAAAATGTCCACCAATGTACAGCTCAAAGGTTCCGCCACACGACTAAATAAGCGGAACATCTCTG